TATTTTCATTTAAGAAAAAGATTTGCTGAAGTAGCTAGTGAAATTTATGACAGACAATATGATATTGTTTTGTCTGCATTTCATTCATTTCAGGAAGTGCGCGCCTCAATTTACGATAAAATTCCAGAGAGTCCCTCGAAAGCCGATATACTGTAGCTAGAGGGGTGAGATGCGAGAATAACGCTCTCTGAAGACTGACAATGTTGTCAATATACTAATATGGCTAATATAAATAATTTTGGCTTGCAACCTACTGCAGACCCAGCAATTACTGGTAATTCAGTAATCGATAGTAAGGATTTGGCTGAGTTAGCTTTATCTTTTGAGCTTCAATATGGTGCTAATGCCGCTGCTTATAGACAGCGTTATGATGCTTTATTGAATGCTTCAAGAATTGCTAAAACTCAATCTAAATTAAATTCTTACGAACAAACAAAACAGAGACGCATATTTAGGAGATCTCAGATTCATTCTGAGTCAGCACCCTATGATAGTGCTGTATCTGGTGATCAAGGTGATTTCCATACAGGGGAACCTACCATTAAGGAATCAAACCAGAACGTACACGATCATATGGGAGAAACTCCTGATATTGCTACTCTTGGCCCATCATTACATAATACTATGGATGGTGGTACTACACAATGGTCTCTTGATCAATTTTTCAGACGTCCAATTTCAATCTGGGATGATAAGTTCACAGGTGATTATGGAATTCAACTTGATGTCTGGGATTTATGGTCTCGAGATCCAACTATTCGTGCTAAGCTATCTAATTACGCTTATTTTAAAGGAAATTTATGTATTAGAGTTGCGCTTTCGGGTACTCCGTATCATTATGGAAGATTGTTGGCATCTTACCAACCTTATCCTACATTTAATGAACCTTTAATTGCTACACAATTAGTAGCAGAAGATAGGATTGCGAACGGTACCGCTGCACAACAGAGAGGAGGCAGACAATTTTTCAATGCTTATTTATCACAGGCTCCTGGTACAAAAACCATAGATCCTAAAGATAATATGCCATTAGAAATGTGTTTACCTTTTATCTCTTACAAACAAAAATTTCGATTAACCGCTTTAGACGGTTTAGTTATTACGAATAATACACCTTTTCCAGATTTTGAAGAAGCTGGAAGGTTATATCTGCGAACTTTGAATGCAATTCGAGTTGCTAACGCAGATTTTGAAGGACCTGTATCTATTAATGTATTTGCATGGGTAGAAGGTATCGAATTAGGTTGTATTACAGCCACAAATATCGATATTACTGCCGAATCAAGTGTTTTACAAAAAGGTGCAGGTTATGCAGCAGAAGCTATGGACAAGGGCATGATGTCTGCTGCTGGTTCAATGATGTCAGATTATGCTGCAGGAAAGTCCTCGTTGACTCAGGTAGGTCAAGATCTAGGTACAGATTTATCCAATTTAGCATCACAAGCTAAAGCGGAAGTTACAAAAACTGAACATGAAGATCCTGGCCCCGTTACGAAGGCTGCTACAGCAATTACTAATATTTCAGCTGCTGCTGCAGCTATACCGGTT